TGATTATGGAGGTAAAACATTATGGCTACTTATCTTGGCTTTCCGTTTGACCCCGAGCTGTTTAACTACAACTGGGCAAATGCGAAAGACCCCACCCTGACCGCGATGTTTGAGAGCGGCGCTGTCGCCCCGAACGCAGAGCTGGCGGGCTTGATTTCCAACGGCTCTGACTTTTATACGCTGCCGTTCTACAAAGTCATTGGCGGCACTCCTGAGAACTACGATGGCGCAACTGACATCACCCTGACCGACCCCGAAGGCAGCGCTCAGAATGGTATCGTGTTTGGCCGCGCCCACGGCTGGAAGGAGAAGGACTTTATCGTTGATTACAACAGCGGTGCCGACCCCATGCAGCAAATCGTTTCTCAGGTTTCCAAGTACTGGCAGAAGCAGCGCCAGTCCATCATGCTGAAAATCCTGAATGCTGTGTTCGGTGTGACCGGCAGCGGTGAGTTTGCCGGTTGGGCGAACCACATCACTGACCTGTCTTCCGCATCCACCACTGTTGCGGATGCAAACAAGATGGGCGCTACCACCATCGGTGACGCTATCCAGAAGGCCGTGGGCGACAATCAGGACGCTTTCCGGCTGGTGTTCATGCACAGTAAGGTCGCCACCAATATGGCTGGCCTGAAGCTGCTGGACTTCCTGAAATACACCGACGCCAACGGCGTTGAGCGCCCCCTCCGCATTGGCACCGTGAATGGCATGACTGTTGTCGTAGATGACAGCTGCCCCTCCACCGCCGCTACCAGCGGAGAAAGTGCGAAAGCGGCCACCTACACCACCTACGTCCTCGGCCTTGGCGCAATTCAGTACGCCCCCGCTCCCGTGAAGGTTCCTTCCGAACTGACCCGTGACGCGCTCAAGGGCGGCGGCTATGACGCGCTGGTGACCCGTATCCGTGAAACCATGCACCCCAACGGTTTCAGCTTTACCAAACCCACTTCCGGCTACACCGCTTCTCCCACGGACGCTCAGCTTGCGGCATCTGCCAACTGGTCTATCGTGGCAGACCCGAAGACCATTGCTCTGGCAAAGATCATCACTAACGGCTAAGGAGGTTCACCATGTTCTATGTTTCTGACGGGAAAGTGTATGTGCGCGAGGAAGATCACTTTCGCAACGTGGGCTTTACCGCAAAGGACAAGGTGATTACCCGGCGCGAACTGGAGAGCACTTCTGTGGTGATGGGAACGGTAGTCGTTGATACCCTCAACGACCCCGTACCGCTCACCCGCGAGGAAGTTATCACCAAGTTTGGTTTATCGGAGAATAATCCTATTCCCGTTATCAAGAAACCACGCAAGAAAGCGGGAGAACCCGTAGAATGAAAGGAGGTAAGAAACCGTGCAGGAAGCCGAAAAAAACGCATTGGTAAAAGCCATGGCGAATGAAACCGACGAAAGCACGGTTTCTGCCTACCTTGGCATTGCGGCAAGTAAGATTTGCCGCAGGGCATACCCGTTTGACCCTTCCATTATGGAGGTTCCGGAGCAGTACAGCTATCTACAGGTGGAGATTGCTACGTATCTTCTGAACAAGCGGGGCGGCGAGGGGGAGCTGTCTCACAGCGAGAACGGCATTTCCCGTTCCTACGAGAACGGGGACGTTCCGGAATCCATGATGCGACAGATTGTTCCCATGGCCGGGGTTCTGTGAGGTGACAGTATGAGAATCATGGAGCGAAACAAGCAAAGCTTCTGGTATCTGCTGTATGACCGGAAAGTGCCTGTCACCGACGAAGACGGCAACGAAACCGGCGAGGAAACTGTTGTGTACAAACCTGCCGTTTCCTTCCGCGCCAACGTATCCGCTGCGACCGGGGCTTCTCAGGTGGAGCAGTTCGGCAATCTTGCCGGGTATGACAAGGTCATCGTTACGGATGACATGACCTGCCCCGTTGACGAGAATACCGTGCTGTTTCTGGACAAGGAGCCTGTGTATGACGAGGACGGGAAGCCCCTGTATGACTACATGGTCAGACGGGTGGCAAAGTCTCTGAACTCAGTGTCTATCGCCGTTACGAAGGTGAGCGTGTCGTGAGCTACAAGAAAATCGTGGTTCCGCTGTCGGTTTCCGGCATTCAGAAGATTCAGGACGAATTGAAGGAATACAAACGCTGGCAGAAGGACAAGGCAAAGGAACTGGCCGAAAGGCTGGCAATGCTGGGTGCTTCTGTGGCTTCCATCCGGTTTTCGCGGGCTGTTTACACCGGGATGAGGGATGCAACCGTGTCCGTCGTGGCAATCCCGAATGGTTACGCCGTAAAGGCCGATGGGGAATCCGTCCTTTTCATTGAATTTGGAGCCGGTATCACCTACGGAACCGGACACCCGGAAGCGTCGGAGTTTGGCATGGGGGCTGGCACCTACCCGGACGGGAAAGGCCATTGGGATGACCCAAAGGGATGGTATCTGCCCAAAGACAAGGGCGGCGGCCACACATACGGAAATCCTCCTGCAATGCCCATGTATGAGGCGAGAAAAGCGATTGAGCAGGAGCTTCCGAGAATCGTTATGGAGGTGTTCAGGGCTTGATTGATATTGAAAAGCTGATCTATACCCCCATTGCCGAGGCTCTGCGAAAGCGCTTCAAGGGCATTTCGGTATCCGGAGAATATGTGAACGCTCCTCCAAAATTCCCCTATGTAAGCATCGTAGAGCAGGACAATTATATGTCCGCGAACAGGCTGGACAGCAGCGACCGGGAAAAGTTTTCCACGCTGATGTACGAGGTTAATGTCTACTCCGACAAGGCGGGGAGCAAGAAAAGCGCCTGCCGGGAGATCATGGGCGTTATAGACGAAATGCTCTACAAAAGGAATTTCACGCGAATTTCGTTGTCCCCTGTTCCGAATATGGAAAACGGGACGATTTACCGTCTGGTTGCCAGGTATCGGGCGGAGACGGACGGCGGAACAATTTACCGCAGGTAAATATGCTTTACCTTTCCGTAAGGGCGGAAAGAGAGCCGAAGGGCTGCTTCACAGGAGGCAGCCCGTTTTTTATTACAACGAAAGGAATGATGACTTATCGCGATTTCTACCTATAAGGTCTTCCTCATGAAAAAAGGAAGCACCGGCAACACCTACGAAAAGCTTATTGACATCAAGGAATTCCCTGATCTGGGCGGCGACCCGGAGATGCTGGAAACCACTACCCTGTCTGACAAGATGCAGACCTACATCGCCGGTATCCAGTCCTTGGATGCCCTCTCCTTCACGGCGAACTACACCTTGGATGACTACAAGAAGCTGGTGGCTCTCAACGGAAAGACCGAGAGCTACGCTGTGTGGTTCGGCGGAACCGGTGACGGCGCGAACCTGACCCCTACCGGCTCTGACGGCAAGTTCAAGTTCGATGGTCAGCTGACTTGCTACCCCACCGGCGGCAGCGTCAACGAGGTTGTAGACCTGAACATTTCCATTGCCCCGTCCACGCCCATTGAGCTGGACGACGCGACCTGAGCCAAAACACAGACCACACATTTTTAAGGAGGATTAGCGATGGCTAAGAAAATCTGCATTCCCTACAACGGCAAGAAGTACACGCTGGAATTCACCCGCTCCACGGTTTCTGCTATGGAGAAGATCGGGTTCTCCATCAATGAGCTTGGCGACAAGCCCGCTACCATGATCCCCATGCTGTTCAGCGGCGCTTTTGCGGCAAATCACCCCAACACCAAGGTTGCTACCATCAACAAGATTTACGACGGTCTGAGTAACAAGTCCGGCCTTGTGAAGGTGCTGACGGAAATGTACTCCGAGGCCGTGTACACCCTGCTTTCCGATGATGAAGAGGAAAACGAGGGAAACCCCGGCTGGGAAGCAGTAGAGTAAGCGAACTTCTTTCCGAAAACGGAGGGGGTGGGGAGACCCCTACCCCCTCTTACGCTTACACAAATATCTTCAAGAAGTTATTCCCGTACTATCTTGCAATCGGCATGACCTATGACCAGTTCTGGAATCAGGACGTGGAACTGGTGAAAGCCTACCGGGAAGCTGACAAGATCAAACGGGACTTGAAGAATCAGGATATGTGGATGCAAGGGGCTTATTACTATGAAGCCCTTCTGGATGCCGCCCCGGTTCTTCGATTCAGTTTCAGCAAGAAGCCGCCGAAGCCGATTCCCTACCGGGAGCAGCCCTTTGAGCTGCACACTGGGCAGCGGAAAGCGGCGGGTAGTGGAGAAAAGCAGCTGACCCAGCAGGAAAAGAGCGACAAAAAGGCGAAAGCCATGATGGAGATGTTTATGGTATCCATCAACAAGAAATTTGAGAAGAAGGGCGGTGAAGGGGATGGCTGACAATGTGGAAATGCAGGGCATTGAGTTTCAGATTGTGAATGACAGTGCCGCGGCATCCGCAGGGGTGGAGGTTCTGGCAAAAAAGTTGACAGAGCTAAAAACGTCGATCAGCGGTTCCACAACTGCCCTTTCCAAAGTTGCAGCAGGAATTTCGCAGATCAAGAATGCCGTGAACAACATGAATACCGGCGATTTTGCGAACAAGATAAACCGCATTAGCAACTCCCTGGGCAATCTGAAAGACAAGACGGATAGCCTGAAAATTTCCGCGTCCATTGGAAACCAGCTGGCGGCCATCAATCAAGCAATCACCAATCTGCCCGACACCCCCGGAGAAAAACTGCGGAATCTGGCATCCGGATTGCAGCCTCTGTCCGAGCTTGGCCGGTCTAATATGACTTCCTTCATCAACCAGCTGAAAAAGCTGCCAGAGGTCATCCAGGAGCTTGAGAAAGCGGATATTGATAAGTTCACTCAGCAGATGAAAAACTTGGCAGCAGCCATGAAGCCATTCGCTGATGAAATGAACAAGGTTTCCTCCGGGTTTTCGGCATTTCCAAGCAGAATTCAAAGGCTGATTACATCGACGGAGCAGTACAACGGTACGGTAAGGCGGGCAACCACAAGCACAAATGCTTGGAACAGTGCGCTCAAAGCAATCAGCTTTGTGGCCATATACCGGGCGGCGGCAAAGCTCCTGGGTATCGCAATTGCAAAATCGTCCCAGTATACGGAGGATTTGAATCTGTTCACCGTTTCAATGGGGAGGTACGCCGAGGAAGCCTATAACTACGCCCAGAAGGTTTCTGAGGTAATGGGCATTGACCCCGCTGAATGGATGCGGAATCAGGGCGTCTTTAACACCATTATCGCAGGTTTCGGTGTGGCTGGTGACAAGGCCGCGTTCATGGCCAAGAACCTGACGCAGTTGGGCTATGACCTTGCCTCCTTCTATAATATCGATTTTGAATCGGCAATGCAGAAGGTTCAGTCCGGTATTTCCGGAGAACTCGAACCGCTGCGGCGGCTGGGCTACGACCTGTCTGTTGCCCGGTTGGAGCAGGAACGCTTGAATCTTGGAATTGACAAGAGCGTTTCCAGCATGACGCAGGCGGAGAAATCCCAGTTGCGGTACTACGCCATGATGACGCAGGTAACGCAGGTGCAAGGAGATATGGCGCGGACGCTGGAAAATCCGGCAAACATGCTGCGGGTGCTACGGGCGGAGCTGGAACAAGCTGCACGTGCCGTAGGAAACATCTTTATTCCGATTCTGACGAAGGTTCTGCCAATTGCTATTGCCGTGGCAAGCGCCTTGCAGGAAATCATAGCGGCCATTGCCACCCTGTTCGGGATAACGGTAAAGTCCCCGAAATGGGGGGATGCGATTGGGAGCGCTTCTGCCGGGAGCGGTGCCATTGCCGACAACATGGACAGTGCCGCCGGGTCTGCCAAGGAACTGAAACGATACCTTGCCGGGTTTGATGAACTGAACGTTCTTCCTGACCAGAATCAGGGCGGCAGTGGAAGCGGAGCCGGTGTAGGCGGTGGAGACCTTGGCTTAGACTTGCCGGGGTATGATTTCCTGAAAAATGCAGTAACCACGCAGATTGACGAGTGGAAAAAGAAACTGGAGCCGCTTGTTTCCTTTGTTAAGGACAATCTGAAAGAGATTCTGGGGCTTATTGCCACAATCGGAATTGCGCTACTTGCATGGAAGTTATCAAACGATTTCCTGAACGGAATTATGGCGCTCAAAACGCTTGGGAAAAACGGTCTTTCCATTCCGCTTACGATTTCCGCAGGCGTGATTCTAACTGCCACAGGATTTACAATCGAGTTTAGCGGAATCAAAGATGCTATCGAGAAAAAGCTCAACAGTTTCAATTTCGGAGAAATCATTCTTGGTGGCCTTACTGGAACAGCTGGTGCCGGACTTTTGGGGAAGGGCATCGGGCAGTTTATAGCAAAAGCGTTTGGGGAAAGCGCCGTGGCAAAGGCAATCACAGCTGGTGGTGGAACGATAAGCACAGGGCTTATAGGGGCTGCCATCGGTGGAATTGTTGCTGGAATACCAATGTTCGTTACCGGGGTATACGACGCAATCATGAATGGCCTGAATGTCTTGAATGGATTGCTGGTTCCTGCCGGGGCAACAATGGCGGGCGCTGGAATCGGTGCCATTATTGGCTCCCTAGGAGGCCCGATTGGCACCGGAATAGGCGCATTGATTGGCCTAGCAGTAGGCGCACTGACAGACCTTGGCATTCTGATTTACCAGAAGTGGGATGAAATCTGCGCATTTTTTGCACCTGTTGCGGAATGGTTCAATATAAACGTTGTGCAACCAATATCCGGATTCTTCTCCGGACTTTGGGATGGCATTGTTAAAACGTTTTCACCAGCTGTTACATGGTTCTCTGATCTGTGGAAAAGTGTAAGCCAGACATTTGAGGATGTCTTCTATAACATCGGAGTGCTTGTGAGCGGAACGTGGGAAACCATCAAGATTGTTTGGGGTATCGTTTCTGGCTGTTTTGATACAAACGTTATACAACCGCTTTCTAATCTGTTTTCTTCCCTTTGGGGCGGAATAACGAAGTGGGCTTCCGACACATGGACGAAGATTTGCGATGGCTTCTTGACTGCATACAACTACATTAACACCCATTTCTTAACGCCTTTGAGAACAGCTGTGGCGACGGTATTTGACGGGCTGGTTGGTGCAGTGAAAGCGGCACTGAATGGCGTAATATCTGTACTCAATTCTGCACTGCGCTGGATATTCGGCGGAATCAACAGTATTTTAAGTGATCTGAAGAATTTCAGCATTGCCGGATATTCGCCATTTGCAGGGCTGAGAACAATTAGCGTTCCTCAAATTCCGATGCTTGCCGACGGCGGCTATGTAGACCAAGGCCAACTCTTTATAGCCCGCGAAGCCGGGGCAGAAATGGTTGGCTCTATTGGCAGACGGACAACGGTTGCCAACAATGACCAGATCGTTGATGGTATCACCTACGGCGTTCGGGAAGCCAATGATGACGTTGTTACCGCTATTTATGCTGTCGCTCAGCAGATTATCGCGGAAATGCGCAATCAGGGCAACGGAGGTGGCGGTGGATATGACTTTGACCGGGCTGTCCGGGATGCTCAGCGCAGGAACGCAAGAATGTATGGATAAGCGAAAGGAGTGAAAACGGCATGAAGATGATGCTCAAGATAAACGGCGTGGACTTCATGCCGTTCATCGCCAAACAGGGCGTAAAGTGGCAGCGCAACGACATTGACGCACCCAATTCCGGGCGCACAATGGACGGAACAATGCAGCGTGGCCGGGTGACAACCAAAATCCGTCTGGACATCACCTGCCGCCCGCTAACGGCTGAGGAAGCTATGACCGTGTTGCATACCATTCTCCCGGAATATGTGACCGTGGACTACTACGACCCTATGAGCGGGTACCGCAACAATGTAACCATGTACTCCAACAATAACCCTGCATCTTTCCTGATAGAGAAGCCGGAAGACGATTGGTGGAGCGGCATTACCTTTCCCCTGATTGAGAGGTGACGGGCGCTTATGCAGAACGTATCACAGGAATACCGGGACATTGTAGCTGGCAACCACTGGTTTGAAAACCGCCTATGCATCGGTGATACCGGAAAGCTTATTGACAAAAGCGGAAGCGCAATCACGTTCGGTGGAGTGCGCATTCTGGTAGATAGCGGTGGCGCCGAAACCGGCTACGGTGAAGAACTGCTGATATCCATGGAGCAGAAGCAACCGCTTCTTTCCGATTCTCCTGACGTTGGAAAAACCTGCGCCGGTGAGATCAACGTTGAAATGATTCATCCATATGGTGATATCCCCAAACGTGCGCTTCTTCGGCCATATATCAGAGCTGCAAATGAGAATGCCGCCTCTGAATGGCTGCCACAAGGAAAGTATTACATTGACAAGCGGAGCGAAGGAGAGATCGGTGACCGGACAAAACTAACGCTCCACGGATACGACGGAATGCTTCTTCTGGAAGAAGACTATCCGGCAGAATCCTCCCTTAACTGGCCTGCAAGTGACATTGAAGTTCTGAAAGAGATTTCCGATGCAGTCGGCATCTCGCTGGATAGCCGTGTATATCAAATCGTGACATCTGGTTACGAAATCCCGTACCCTGTCGGGTACAGCTGCCGTGAGGTCATCGGCTACATCGGCGCAATGTACACCGGCTCCTGGGCTATGACGGCCACCGGAGAATTGATGCTGGTCACGCTCACGGGTCTTCCGAAGGAAACCAACTATCTGATTGTTGGCGGAAGCGATAACAGAGCGATCACGTTTGGAGGTGTCAGAATCCTTGTTTGATAAGTTCATCATAGGGTCTGCCGCCGACAGCCTGAAAATATCAGACCCACTCAGCGCGTACAGCCGCGTCACGTTGAAGGTTGCTGACGGCGTGGAGTATACGGCGGGTACAGACAGCGGCAAGGAACTGATCTCCGAAAACCCTTTCGGAACTCAGAAAATGGCAAACGATATGTTGGCCAGAATCAACGGCTATTCCTACCAGACGTATACGGCTACAGGCGCAATCTTAGACCCAGCGGCGGAGATTGGAGACGCGGTTCAGGTTAAAGGAACCTATGGCGGCATTTACAGCGTGTCAAAGTCCTACGGGAAAATGATACGCGCGGATGTTTCCGCCCCCGGATCTGAGGAAATCGACGAATCCGCTCCCTATAAATCCCACGAAACACGTAAGGTAGAACGTCAGTTTATAGAAACCCGGGCACAACTAAAAATTCAGGCCGACCAGATTTCCGCCGAAGTCTCTGCCCGTATCGAGCAGGGGGACGAACTCACCTCGCGGCTGGACATTCAGAGCGGCCAGATCTCCGCGCGGGTTACCAAAACTGGAGGTAGTAGTTCGTCCTTCGGCTGGGAGCTTCTTGATGATTCCTGGACGGTCAAGGCCAATAATACCACGGTGTTCCAGATCACCAAGTCCGGCGCAGAAGTCCGTGGAAAGATCACCGCCCTTAGCGGAAAAATCGGCGGTTTCGACATCCAATCGGACTACCTGAGCTATAACAATCAGACCTGGAACGGTACCAACAGTCAGGGTATTTACATTGGTGTCAAAGGCATTCAGTGCGGCCCTGAGGATAAAGGCGTGCAGATTACGCCGGACGGCAAGCTGTACGCTGAGGATGGCTATTTCCGGGGAAGCGTCAGCGCCGGAAGAATTGACTATGGTGGTGACGACGGGTACCTTGACGGGTCAGGTCTTGCCAGTCACAGTGTCTACGGCTCGGAAATCGGCTACAACACCATATCCACGGCCTATACCAGCGGAGGTATCAATACCTCGCTTGGGTATGCGGATTTTGCAAATGGTGTGTTCAATGGGTGGAATACAGCATCTATGTTATCAACCGAAGACAGAGGACTGATAATTGGAGGCCATACGATAGCTGTAGCTTCTACATCGTTTAGGGATGGAAACGGCAGAACAATATCTCTACAATACCTAACATGGATTTGATATGACCGATTATACTAGGAGGTTTCTATGGAAAAACTGAAAACCGCAACAGGAAAAGAATTTGATTGCGATTATTTTAACCCCTTTCCCCAGGCGAGGCAAATCAATCTGCGGGTACTGAATACGCCGCTGCCGACAGTAGCAACTGTGTTTGCTGACCCGCAGGAAACCGTGCAAATGTGGTGGGAAGAGCAGTACGCCGCCCAATATACGAAGCTAATCGCTATCGTACCGGAAACCGGCGCTGTTCGCGTCGTGCTGGGAAAGGAGTAAAAATGAACCCTGTAATGAAGCTTAGGGCAGTCCTGAATACCCTTGAGGGCGTTCAGGTCGCAGGACGGGAAAACTGGGACAGGATGCTGGGCAGTATGCAGGCCATTGAAGAAGTGGTGCAGGTGCTGTCTGCGCCTCCTGCGCCCGAAAAAGAGACTGACGTTGAGGAGGGATGACTTATCGCAGATAAAGCAATATCCGAGCTGATTGCCGCTGAACAGATAAAAGCTGCTGACCTTTTCGTCCTGGAACAGGACAGCGCGGCAAAGAAGCTGACGGGACAAATTCTGCTGAACTGGCTGACCGCCGCCGCTGACGGCCATGGCGGTATCAGCAGCATCGTGAAGCATTCCACCAGCGGCCTTACGGATACATACCGTATCACCATGGCGGACACCACTACCTTTGACTTCACCGTAAAAAACGGTCGGGGCATTTCAACCATTGCCAAAGTCTCCGTCAGCGGGCTGGTAGACACGTACCGTATTACCTATAACGATAATACCACCAGCACGTTTACCGTCACGAACGGCGCAAAGGGCGATAAGGGCGACAACGCATACGTCTGGATTCGGTACGCGTCTCAGAAGCCCACGGCAGCTTCTCATAGCTTCGGTGTCCTCCCTGACAATTGGATGGGCGTATACAGCGGCAATTCCGCAACTGCTCCAACAGACTGGACGAAGTATCAGTGGTTCGAGATCAAGGGCGAAAAGGGCGACATCGGGAACCCGGCGCTGTTGACCAGCCAGTCCGTAACATATCAAGCCAGCACATCCGGGAATGTTATCCCGTCCGGGAATTGGCAAGGCAGTATTCCCACGGTAGCACAGGGCGCTTACCTGTGGACGCGAGTTGCAATGACGTTCAATTCCGGAAGCCCGATTTATGCCTACTCCGTCTCCCGTATGGGTTTGGATGGCACCGGCGCTGTATCCAAAGTGTGTGGCAAAGAACCTAACTCCAATGGCAACGTTGAGCTAGAAGCTGAAAATGTTGGGGCATTGCCTAGTGTTGGTGGTTTAATGACCGGAGATATTGTCATGAACTCCCATCAAATCAAAGCATTAGGTGCGCCCACGGACAGCGCTGATGCTGCAACCAAGGGGTACGTGGATACGGCGTTAAGTAATGCCAAAACGATTGCAAGGACTGCAACGTTAACTGCTGCCGGTTGGTCTGCCAGCGCCCCGTATACCCAGTCTGTTACGGTCTCCGGTCTGACGGATACAAAACGTGCGATGGCTTATCCAGTGTACGGGAGCAACACGGCCACCAATCTTGCGCTGAAAGAGGCGTGCGGTATGGTGAGCTTCGCTTCCCGGTC